CACAGACTTGTTCGACACGACCACATCTGACAAAAACTACGAAGAGTACGTCCAAGCTACTGGCTTCGGTCTTGCTCCACAAAAACCACAAGGTCAAGGCGTTGTTTACGACTCTGAGACTCAAGGTTTCGTAACTCGTTTAACCAACGTTGCATACGGCTTGGGCTACATCGTTACCCAAGAAGAACTTGCTGACAACCTCTATGAAGTTGTTTCTAAGCGTCGTGCTGCTGCTAACGCTTTCTCTATGCGTCAAACCAAAGAGAACGTTGCTGCTAACGTATACAACAACGCTTTCTCCAACAGCTATGCTGGTGGCGACGGTGTATCACTTTTGAACGCTTCACATCCTAACACCTCTGGTGGTACATTCAGCAACTTGTTAACCACTGCGGCTAACTTGTCTGAAGCAGCTATCGAGAACTTGATTATTCAACAAATGCTCGCATTGAATGACCGTGGACTACGCATCAATTTGATGCCACGTTCCATCATCGTTCACCCAAGCAACTGGTTTGAAGCTAATCGTATCTTGAAATCTGTGTATTCATACAACACTGGTGCTAATCCTCCTGGTACTGCAAGTAACGCTGTAAACGTATTACACGCTACTAACGCATTGCCTGAAGGTATCAAGATGAATCATTACCTAACAAGTACTAAAGCATGGTTTATCCGTGCAAACGTACCAATGAACACAGGTATGATTCACCAAGAGCGTCAAGCCATTACTTTCGACCAAGACAATGACTTTGATACGATGAATGCTAAGGCTAAATCGTATGAGCGTTATGCGTTTGGTTGGGGTGACCCACGTGCCTTGTGGGGTACTCCTGGAGTTTAATACTCTTCACGTGAGTAGACTCCCCCTAGTTTCCCAAAAGGTTTCTAGGGGGTTTTTTCTCTAACTTAAAGGAAAAAATTATGCCTAACAAAAAACTTCGTGAAGGTCAACCAATTGGTATGGGTGTGACTGCTCCAATGGGTGCTGAGAAAAAAGCCCTCAAAGGTAAAGTAACTAATCCAAAACAGCCAACTAAGACCAAGCCACCTAAAGGCGGGTATTAATCATGGCTTATAACATTCTTCCAATTCAGAAGTTAAATGACGGTTACCGCAATGCAACATTTAAAATCTCTGGATGGGTTAATGCTACTGACATCTCTGGATACACAATTTTAGACCCAAGCACATTAAGTCAAATTGACGCTCAAGGAACAATTCCAAGTACAGTACGTGTAAAACGTATTAACTTTGATATTCAAGACGGCATTCAAGTTGATTTGATTTGGGATGGTGCAACAACTACTTCATTGTGGGAATGTACTGGTCGTGGAGAGATTAAAGCTGGCCCATTTGGTGGTATTACTGATAATGCAACAACACCTACTGGTAAAATTTTATTGACAACTATTGGTGGAGCAACAACCACTTTAAATACGTCATTTACCATTATTTTAGAAGTTATTAAAGATTAATATGCAAGTAGCAAACGTTAACGCTAAAGAGATAGAACTAATTGCTACCATTATCCGTGCAGACGGAACAAAGGAAGAATTAGGCGTTATTGATTATTGGCATAAAAACCCTCTTAAACGCTTTATTTGGAAGATTAAAAACTTCCTAGAAAGGAAATAACATGGCAACTTTACTGGTGAATACTGGCAAAGCCGTTGTTACTAACTACCTTAATGGTGGTGCCGCTACCCAACCAAAATATGTAGCATGGGGTACTGGCTCAGGAACAACCGCAGCAACAGATACAACTTTATTCACCGAAGTAACACCACGAGTATCCGGTACCACTTCACAAGTAACAACTTCTACAACTAATGACACTTTCCAAGTTGTTGGTACTCAGACTGCAGGTACTACTGAGACCATCACCAACGCTGGTTTGTTTGATGCTTCTACTTCAGGTAACTTGTTTGTAAAGGGTGACTTTACAGGCGTTCCTTTAAACAGTGGCGATTCAATCCAGTTTACTTTCAAAGTACAATTTAGCTAAGGAATAACATGGCTCTCGTAGTCTATGACAGAATACAACAAACAGGTACAGCTAATACAACCGTTAGTTTTACTCTGTCTGCAACTACAACGGGCTATCAATCGTTTGCGGTAGTAGGTAATGGAAACACTACCTATTACTCAGCAAATGACGGAACAAATTGGGAGGTCGGTCTTGGAACTTATTCCACGACTGGCCCAACCCTTACAAGAACAACAATACTGTCTTCAAGCAATAGCGGAAGTGCAGTAACATTTACGGGTACTGTAACCGTATTTTGCGATTACCCTGCTGGTAAAGCGGTATATCAAGATGCCAATGGAAACATATCTAATAATAGTTTTATTCCTGGATGGAATTCAACTACAACTGCTGCAGGAACAACGACATTAACTGTAACAAGCACCTATTATCAAAGATTTGTTGGTTCTACAACTCAAACCGTTGTTCTTCCAAATGCAACCACAATGGCTTTAGGTCAAGGTTTCATTATTGATAATGATTCAAATGGCAATTTAACATTACAAGATGGGGCATTAGGTACTTTGGGAGCGGTTGTACCGGGCATGGCAGTTTTTGTATTTTGTGAAAATAACAGTACAACTGCGGGAAGCTGGTCTGGTTATATGTTTGTTCCAGGCGGTGGGCCAAGCGGTCAAGTTACTTGGGGAACTGTTGGTCTTAGCATGGGTGGTCAAACTATTACAAACGCAGGAACAATATCGGGTACTTCCTTAAATGCGACAAACGGCATAGTAGTAAACAGTAATAGTGTATCGGCAAGTTACTCAATTCCTAGCGGTTCTAATGCTATGAGCGCAGGGCCTATGACCGTAGCAAGTGGTCAAACTGTTACTGTTCCTTCTGGAAGTCGTTGGGTAGTTCTGTAATGTTTGGCAAACAAGCCTTTTCTTCGGCTTCTTACGCTGGCAGTAGCAATAAAATAGTTAATCAAACACTAACTTATTTATCAACTAGTACCACAACCATTATTAAACAGTTACAAAGACTGTTTAGCATTACTAGCACATCAACAGCAACAATATCTAGGTATACGGCTCGTTACTTGACACTGTCATATTTGTCTAGTAGTACATCTAAGCTCCTAAAAGCCATTACAAAGACGCTTACTTATTTGAGCACCTCTGTAAGCACTTTAGTCAAGCTACCAATCAAACTTATGGCAGTAACAAGCACCAGTGTTGTATCCATACAACGGGCTATAGGGAAAATAATGAGTACGGTAGTAGAGCATACGCTTGTCGTCTTGACTGAGATTGGATTTCATTTAATTGCCATTTCGTACACAGTTGTTTCAAATGTAACTATTCGTCGAGCAATATCTAAAACTATAAACATTTTGTCTACATCGGTTTCCACAATTGTAAAGTTTATACCAAAGACTTTGACCTCATTGTCAAGTTCTGTATCTTTAATTGTAAAGTTATTAGGGAAAACCCTAAGTTATGCTGTTACTGAAACAGCTACAGTTGCACTTCACAATATCCTTTCAAAGATACTGTCAGTAACATCCTCTACAACCATATCATTAAACCACCTATTGAACAAACTTTTCATTTTGGTATCTACCTCTACAACAACTCTACAAAAGTCCTTATACGCTGTTTTAAGCGTTATTTCGACTGCTATAGTCTCATTGGTATCAGCTTTATTCCCAAAACTTGGTGCGGTGGTGCGTTATACCTTTATAATTGATACCAAAGACAGATTAATCAAGTTATTTAAAATTCGTAGTTTATTAGCCAACAAACGGCAAGGAACAACACAAAAATGAGCCAATTTTCCTACAAGCTCACCACTGAGAGCGAACTGTTCTCATTTGACTTTAACCCTGTTTTAGGCACTGGAGAGACTATTAGCACGGCTACTTGTACTGCTATTACTCTTCAAGGCACAGACCCTGCCCCTTCAGCTATTCTTTCAGGAAGCCCTGTGGCAAGCCTGGGTAAAGCTACTCAAAGGGTTACAGGTGGTGTAGCAGACAATACTTACCGCCTTATTATGACAGTTACGACTAGTGCAAGTAATACTTATACTTGTACCGGTGATATACCTG